GCCTTCGTCGCCTATTTCGCCGGAGGGCCGCCGGGGACCGGCCCGCTGCCGGCGACGGCGATCAATACCGCGGCGGACGCGATCGATGACGCAATCTCGAATCCTGGCAACCCGCAGAACACGCAGACGCTCGGCGGCCTGGTCGAGCACGTCTATATCGAGCCGGATATTCGGCCGTACGAAGGGCTGCTGCAGGAAAAGTCCGTGCTCGTTTCGGTCGTTTCGGTCCTTATCCCATGAGAGGCGACGGCGAAAATCATGGGCCGAAAATCCCGATTCCCGGCGGCGCGGGCGAGGCGATATACGAAGCGCTCCGGCGGATGGCGATGCGCCCCGGCGAGTGCGGGATCACGATCAACAAAGAGCGCGTGGCCGGCGGCGGCTACGTTTACGTCATCGGAACTAACGAACCGCCGGCCAAGCCGGTAAGGAGTAGCAATCATGGCTGACTTTTTTGGCACTGGCTCGTTGATCGCGACGCCGCTGTATGACGCAAGCGGCGCGGCGATTGCGCTGCCGTCGCCGGTCGTCTTCGGCATCCTGCAGGACGTGGACGTCGAAGATTCGGCGGACATGAAGGAACTCTACGGCGACAAGGCGTACCCGGTCGACATCGGCCGCGGGAAGCAAAAGCTGACGCTCAAGGCGAAGGCAGCGATGATAAACGCCGAACTGTTCAACTCGGTCTATTTCGGCCAGGGCATCGTCGCCGGATCGGATAACGCGATCATCGACAGCGTCGGCACGTCGGTCCCTACCGGCGCAGGCTCGACCTCGGTCGTCGTCAACGCCGTTGCAACCGGCGGCGCGAGCGCGATCTTCGCGGCGGACTTGGGCGTGCAAGCGCCGGACGGCACGCCGTACACGCGCGTCGCAAGTTCGCCGACGGCGATGCAATACGCGCTGACGACTGGCGCGAACGGCAGCGGCGCGACGTATCAGTTCTCGGACGTCTCCGTCGGGCTGACGGTGTTCATCAACTACCAGTACTCGAACGCCGCAGGGACGGGCAAGGTGCTTACCATCAAGAATATCCCGATGGGCCAGGTGCCGGTGTTCTCCTGCCAGCTGATGACGCCGAAGCGGAACAATCAAACGATGTGGCGGAAGTTCTTTTCGTGCACGGCGACCAAACTCGGGATGTCGTTCAAGAATGACGACTTCGTCATCCCCGACTTCGAGATCGGCTGCTTCGCCGACCCGTCGACCGGCAACGTTCAGCAGTTCGCGTTCTCCGAATAGCCGCCGTGGACTCGGCTAACGGAAGTGTGAAATATGCGCCGATCCCCGGAAAAATACCGGGGACGGCGGTCAACCTCGGCGGCCACGAGTTCATCATCGCGCCGCTCAATCTAGACCTTTTCATCGAGCACGAAAAAACTATCTCGCAGTTCGGCAGCATCGAAAAGTCGATCTCCGGCCTCGAGCGAGTGCTGCCGACCTTCCTGGCTTCTATCCGGCGCAATTACCCGGACATGACGCTCGAAGCACTCCGCGGCCTCGTCGACTTCGGGAACTTTACGCAGCTGACGGACGCGATCGTCGAAACAAACGCATTGAAGCTCAAGGCACCGGGGGAGTCGGTGCCGGCGGCCCCGTAGACTGGGCCGCGGTGTTCGCCTTCGTCGCCGCCGCTACTGGTTGGACGTGGGAGTACATCGGGCAATGTATGACGCTGCCCCGGCTTTTCGCGCTCTATTCCGTCTGGCAACAGTACCCGCCGGTTATCGTTGCCGCGGCGGCGCTGCTCGGCCTGAAGCCTGGAGCGGCAACGTCCGCGCCGGCCAAGCCGGAGACGTTCGCGGAAGCGTCGCGCCGGCTCGCGCTCGCAACGACGGCCGACCCGAACAAGCTGCAATGGATCACCGTGCCTAACCCGCAAAGGCTGATGTAATGGCCGACGACGCAGAAGTAAAACTTGGCGCAGATGTAGGCGACCTGAAAAGCAATACTGCCGAAGGCGCGACGTCGGTCGAGGCGTCGCTGGCGAAGATCGCGGACGCGCTGACGGCGCTCAGCGCGAAGTCGAAAAAGACCAGCGACGACGTCCAGCAGCATACCAATCTGATCGAGAAGGCGATTGCTTCGCTCCATGAGAACGTGCGCGTCCGATTCGGCTCGATCAATAGCATCATGGAGACGTTCAATACGCATATCGCGGCGATCGGATTGGCGTTTGCTGGCGGCGCACTGTTCAAAGGCGCGGTCGATTCGATGCTCCGGTTCGAGCAGGAATTATTGACGCTCGAGAACGTGCTGGGCCTGAGTTCCGAAAGCGCGACGACGTTCAATATCGCGCTGAAGCTAGCCGGCACGTCGGCGGATGCGTTTACCGGCATCGCGCTCCGCATGGGCCGCGTGCTTAAAACGAATCAAGACGAGTTCACGCGCTTGGGCGTGACGATCAAGGATTCGAACGGCGACCTGCTGCCGATGAATCAGATCATGCAGAACGCCTTTGAGACGATGCAGACGTTCAAGGCCGGCACCGACCAAGCCGAGTTCGCGCTGTCGGTCTTCGGGCGCTCCGTATCCGAGGTCTACAACATCATGGCCCGCCTGCCGGCGGCGCAGGAGCGCGCGATTGCGCTGCAGCAGGAGTTAGGTATTGAGATGGGGCCGAAGCGCCAAGCCGAGATCGAGGCGTATCGCCTCAGCCTCAACTCGACAAAGGTCGCTTTCGAGGCGGTCGGCGAAAAGATCGGCGAGGCTGTGCTGCCGCAACTGCAGCAGTTGATCGGCTATTTTAACGACGTCGGGCCGGCGGCGGCCGAGTTTTTCGTCGGCGCGATCAAGCTGGTCATTGCGACGATCGATTATCTCGCGACCGGCTTCAAGGAAAACTACTTCCGCGCGAAGGAATGGATCGAAAACGTCGTCACCGCAGTGACGTACGGGATGCGGGCCTTCGTGGCCGCCATAGCCGGCAACTGGACCGAGGCGGTCGCGATCTGGAAGGCCGGCGACGAAAAGATATTGCGGAATCAGCTCGAGACGAACGCGAAGATTCTCGGCATGGAAGCCGACCTGAATAAGCGCCTGGCGAAACTGTTTGAGGAGCGCGCGAAGGGCGGCGATACCGGCCCCGGCCCGCTCAAGTCCGGCTCGCGCACGTTTACGCCGAAGCCGACCGCCGGCGACCCGATGGCCGAGTGGGACAACATCCTCAAGGCGTCGCAGAACGCGTACAACGCGATGCGGCTCGACCAAGGCAGCTTCGAGGTCTGGTCGGTCGATATGACGCGCGACTACTGGCAGCAGGTCGTCGCGATGACCACCGCCGGGACGAAGGAACACCTTGAAGCGCAGAACAAGTTTTACGACGCCGAGCGCGCGGTCCAGCAGCGCGCATTCGCTTCGTATATCGCCGGCCTGGAATCGCAAAAGGCGGCGCTCGGCCACAACATCGCCGAAAAGATCGCCATCGGCGAGACGGAATTCGCCGCCATCGCGCAGCGGTACGGCAAGGAAAGCCCGGAAGCGGAGGCGGCCTATAAGCGCCTCGTCGACCTGCGCCAGCAGCTTGCCGACCAGCGCCAGAAAATCGCCGACATCGAAGCGAAGGCCGAAGAGGCGGCGATCAAGCATGAGTACGAGATGGCGCGCCTCGGGGCCGATCAAGCCATCGCGCTCCGTCAGATCAGCGCGCAGCAGCGGTTCGCTATCGAGCAGGACTTTTTGAACAAGGAGCACGCCGCGATCGTCGCGAAGATCAACGCCGATATTGCGGCGATGGCGGCCGACCCGACGTCCGACCCGACGAAGCTCGCCGCGCTCAAGGCGCAATTGCTGAAGGTCGAGCAGGACTACCAGACGAACGTCACGAAGATCGCGAACCAAGCCGAACTCGACCGCAAGGCAGTCGCGCTCCAGGCCGCGGCCGATGTCGAAAACGCCTTCGGGACGTTTATCGACGATCTGATTTCGCGCAACAAATCGCTTAAGGATTCGTTCAAGGATTTGGTCAAGTCGATCACTTCAGACCTGAATAAACTGGCATCGCAACAGATCGCTAAATCGCTATTCGGCGCGGGAACTGGCGGCGGCAATTTCCTAAACGATATATTCGGCAAGATTTTCGGCGGTGGTGCGGGCGGTGCTGGCGCGACTTCCGACGCTGCGACTACTGCGGCGCATACGACCGCCGTAGAAGCCGACACGCTGGCGACGACCGAGCAGTCGACGCTATTGTCGACGGCATTTACTGCGCTTTCGACGGCTGCAGGCACGGCATCTGCGGCGCTGGCAGCCGTCGGAACATCAGGCGCGGCTGGCGGCCTAGGCGGCGGCCTCTCTAGTCTATTTGGCGCGGCCGGCGACGTTGCATCCTTCGACGTCGGCACGCCCTACGTCCCGCAGGATACGCTCGCCGTCGTCCACAAGGGCGAGGCGATCATCCCGGCGGCGATGAACAAAGGCGGCGCGGTAGCGACCGGGCCGATGCATATGCACTTCTATATCAGCGGCAATCCCGATAGCCGGACGCTCGACCAGATTCAGGCCGCGGCAGCGCGCGGCGCGAGCAAGGCAACGCGGAGCGTAATGTGACGACGCCATTCGTCGAGACACCGCGCTTCCCCGACTGGATCGCGTTCTGGGCGCGCGGCGGGCGCACGTTCAATACGACGGTCACGCGCACCTACGGCGGGAATGAATACCGGAACGCCGCGTGGGCGGTCGGCTTGGGAGAATACGGCTGGGACAATTCGGACGCGGCGGCATTTTCGCAGAATCCAGCCCTTACGGCGTACTCCTATACCGCGATGCGGAATCTATATTCCGTTGCGCTCGCTCAGGTTTACGGCTTCCGCTTCAAGGATTTTCGCGACTATAAGGACGACGGCGCGGGCATCTTTGTCACGATCGATTCGACGCATTTTCAGATGGCGAAGCGTTATACCGTATCTCCGCTCGCGTACACGCAGCCTATTTACAAGCCGGTCAGCGGCACCGTGACGGTCAACGGCGGAGCTTCCCCGGTCGTGGACTATACGACAGGCATCGTGACCGTCGCCAGCGGCACGCCGACGTCATGGGTCGGCGAGTTTGATATTCCGGCGCGCTTCGCGAGCGACGTCCCGCAAGTCGGCCCGGATTCCAGCGGCGCGCAGATCAATTGGGAATCTCTGAAGTTGGTCGAAATGAGGAATCTCACATGATCCCCATTTCGGCCGCGCTCAAGGCGCACTTTCAGCAGCCGTATCAGACGACGTCGACCTGCTGGCTGGTCATGCGGACGGACGGTACCGTGCTCGGCTTTACCGACCACGACCAGATCATCACGTTCAACCTCGAAACGTGGATGTCCGGCTTCGGCCTGGCCGCGCTGCCAGGTATCGTCGGCACCGGCAGCGTCGCGTATAGCGCCGTCGCCGGCTATACGAAAACCGACATCGCGAGCAGCGGCGCGCTGAACGTCGATAACATGGAGGTCGACGGCATCCTCGTTTCGCCATCGATCAGCGAGGACGATCTGCGCGCGGGCCTTTGGGACTACGCCAATGTGACGATTTTCACGGTGAACTGGGCCGACCTGACGATGGGCGCGCTAATCCAGCGCGTCGGCACGCTCGGCGAGGTAACGATCGAGCGCGGCGCGTTCAAGGCGAAACTGCGCGGCGTCACGCAGGCGTATTCGCGCGTCATCATCGAACTGACGACGCCAAGCTGCCGCGCCAAGCTCGGTGACGCGCGCTGCAAAGTCGATCTAACGCCTTTCACCGTCACCGGATCGCTGACCGGCGTCGAGCCGGGGCTGTATCCGCGCACGCTATACGATACCGGGCGCACCGAGCCGGGGCCGAGCGTCGGCGTATCGATCACGAACATCACGACGGCGAATCCTGGCGTCGTGACGCTGTCCGCGCCGCTTGGCCTGCCGTCAGATTCCCCGGTAACGATCGCTGGCGTCGTCGGCATGACGGAAGTCAATACCGTCACCGTCGCGCGCAACGTCGCAAGCGATGGCCTCTCGTTCGAGATCGTCGATACGTCCGGCTTTACGGCGTACTCCGGCGGCGGGACTGTTATCGGACTCGGCAGCGGGAGCGGCTATTTCGACAACGGCGTCATAACGTTTACGAGCGGGCTGAATGCCGGCCTTTCGATGGAGGTACAGAGCTACGTCCCCGGCCAGTGGACGCTCGAGCTTCCGATGCCCTATCTGCCGTCGATCGGCGATACCTATTCGATGCACGCCGGCTGCGATTATTCGCTCGAAACCTGCCGCGACCGGTTCAATAACATTCTGAATATGCGCGCCGAGCCGTACGTCCCCGGCGTCGACAAGCTCGTTCAGATCGGAAAGCAGGGCGGATGACCTATCGCGCGCAGATCGTCGCCGAGGCCCGCGAATGGCTCGGGACGCCGTGGAAGCACCAAGCGTCGCTGAAGGGCGTCGGGACGGATTGCATCGGCTTGATTCGCGGCGTCGCACGAGCGATCGGCATCGCCGACCCATTCGTGACCGGCGAAGCGATCCGGTATCTCGGCTACGGCCGTCGACCGGACCCGACGCTGCTGCTCGAGGCGTGCGATGAATATCTCGACCGCGGCCGCGGCGCGCTCGGCGACATCATCGTCATGCGCTTTGAAACCGAGCCGCAGCACTTCGCGCTGATTTCCTGCTTGCGCCCGCGCCGGATGATTCACGCCTACGCGCAGGCGCGCAAAGTCGTCGAGAATGGTATCGACGCGCTCTGGCTATCGCGCGTCGTCCGAACTTACGCGTTCCGGGGAGTCGTCTAGATGGCACTCGTCAAGCTGATCGCGCCGCCTGGCGTTTCGACGGAGGTCGTGACGAGCTTCGGCACGTTCCAGATCGTCGACGGCTTCTGCTACGTCCCGGACTTTCTGATACCGGCGATCTATGGCGCGGGGTTCCTGCCGGCCGGGAGCCGCGGCACGACGGGGCCGACCGGACCAGCCGGCCCGAGCGGCGCGACCGATGGCTCGACCGGGCCGACCGGGGCTACCGGAGCGACGGGCGGGGCCGGTATCAACGGGAACACGGGCCAGACTGGCTCAACCGGAATGACCGGGCAGACCGGGGCCACGGGTGCGGGCATCAACGGGAATACCGGGCAGACCGGGGCCACGGGGCAAACTGCTAATACTGGGGCGACTGGTCCGACCGGCAATACCGGCGCGGGCAATACGGGGGCCACCGGGAACACCGGCAGCACCGGAAATACGGGCAGCACCGGCAATACCGGAGCAGGGCAGACCGGGGCAACTGGCGGCACCGGCGCTACGGGTCAGACTGCGAATACCGGCAGCACGGGGCCAACAGGGGCTACTGGTACGACCGGAGGCACAGGGACGACTGGCAGTACCGGCAGCACCGGCACGACCGGCCAGACCGGTTCTACGGGGCCGACGGGGGCAGGAACGACGGGCGCTACGGGGACGACCGGGTCGACCGGAAGTACCGGGAGCACCGGATCGACTGGTCAGACCGGATCCACCGGCCCGACTGGCGGAACCGGGAATGCTGGTGGCACCGGCGGGACCGGGGCGACGGGGTTAACCGGAAACACCGGGGGAACCGGAAACACTGGCGGAACGGGAAATACCGGCGCGGCGGCGTCGCCGGGCGCGGCGGCCTACGGGGAGATGTATAACGCCGTCGGCAGTCCGATCCAAGTCATCATGGCGACCAGTGGCACGTTCTATCAAGTCGTCAACTCTGGCGGCTCGTGGTCGGCCGGCCTTAATAACGGATTTTCGTTCGGCTCGAACGCGCTAACCTGCAATACGGCCGGCGATTATTTTCTGCACGTCGACGGCTATCTGCAATTGTCGGCGAGCGCCACAGACTTGACGCTAAAAGTCTTCAAGAACGGCGTCGCGCTATCGACGCCGGTAACCGTTCGCGCCGTCTCCTCTACGGGGCCGTCGAATTTTATCCTCGCCGGCATGGTTCAAGGTGCACAAGTTGGCGACGTTTTCGATTTGCGTATCTCGCCGGGCAGCAATTCGATTACCGTCAGCGTTATCAATGTCTTTTTTGACATGGTTGCCGATTCCGGCGCGCCGGGAAATACCGGCGGGACAGGAGCGACCGGCCTTACTGGAAACACCGGCGGGACCGGGGCGACCGGAAATACGGGCAATACCGGTCCTACTGGCGCGACCAGCGGTTCGACTGGAGCGACAGGGGCGACCGGGACGACGGGTGCCACCGGTGCGACTGGACCATCAGCGGCGGCGACGGACGAGGAGTTCGTCGCGACCGATGGGCAGACGGTCTTCACGCTTTCGACGAGCACGTCCGACGTCGCAACGATTCTCGTTACGCGCAACGGCCTGGCGCTTAAGCCGACGACGCATTACACCGTATCGGCGACGACGCTGACGCTGATCGATGCCTGCACTGTCAACGATTTGATCGGTGTCCGGCACCTTGCCGGCGGCCAAGGCGGCCCGACCGGGTCGACCGGGTCAACCGGATCGACGGGGGCGACCGGACAAACCGGGGCCGGCAATACCGGCGGGACGGGGGCGACCGGAGCAACGGGCCCGGCCGTCAATATGCAGGTCTTCGGGGCCGGCACAAACTCCTGGACGCCGCCGACCGGGGCCACGGCTTGCCAGGTCATCTTGATCGCCGCGGGCGGTGGCGGTGGCGGCGGGGCACGCAAGACCAATGCCGCGGTAAAGGCCGGCGGGTGTGGCGGCGGCGGCGCGGCGAAGCGCGTCGTATTGTTCCGTATTAGCGACCTTGGCGGGGCTTGCACGTTCGTCGTACCTACCGGCGCGACCGGCGGCGCGGGGGCGACAACCGATGGCACTGGCACGGACGGGAGCAACGGCGGCAACTGCCAGTTCACCGGAGCGGCGGGCGTATTCGTTACAGCATACGGGGGCGGCGGCGGCGCAGCTGGGGGCACGGCCTTGGCGGCCGGGGCCGGTAGCGGCGGCGCTGCTGGGGCGGGCTCGAAGAGTACGGCGGGCGCGCCGGCAGCGGCAGCTAATACCGGCGGCATCGGCGGCCAGGGCGTTATCCCTAACGCTACGGCTGCCACACCCGGCCCGAATGCCGAAGACGGCGGCGGCGGCGGCGGAACGAATGTGATCACGTCGAATCCCGGCGGCAATGGTGGCTGTTCGTTAAATAGCGCGGCCGGCGGCGGCGCTGGTGCAGGAACGAATGCAGCGCCGACCGGCGGGACCGGCGGCGCGGGCGGTCTGCCTAATTCCTACTCTGCCGGCGGTGGGGCCGGTGCAGCGGGCGGCGGCTCGAGCGCGACGCCGACGGTCGGCGGGGTCGGGCAGACTGGCGCGGCCAACCTTTGCGGCGGCGGCGGCGGCGGCGGCGGGGCGGGAATTGGCGGTGGCGTCACCGGGGCAACCGGCGGGGCCGGCGGCCAATATGGCGGCGGCGGGGGCGGCGGTGGGGCGGGCGCGAGCGGCGGCGTTGGCGGCGCTGGCGGGCCGGGCGGCCCCGGGCTAGCGATCGTTATCGCATGGTGAGGACAATATGACGACGCAACGCATCATCACCGCGCAGATCGCTCCGCTCGATCCTGGTCTCGCGAATCAAACTTACAACGGCATCGTTGCGGCGCTGACATATGCCGCATCGCTAACGCCAGGCGCAGCGGTGTACCTGAATTCGAGCGGTAACGTCGACAAAGCGAACGCGACCGGCGTCACTACCGCGCCGGCTATCGGGCTCGCGATGGAAACGTTCTCGAGCGGCTCCCACGTCGTCCTGATGCATGGCATCTATCGCGACGATTCGCTATTCAGTTTCGCAACCGTCGGCGGCGTGGTTTATCTCGCGACGACCGCCGGGCTTCTAACGCAAACGCAGCCGAGCGCGACCGACCAAGTGATCCAGGTCATCGGCTACGCGCTCGCCGCGCACGTGCTGTACGTTAATCCGCAACTAGACTTCCTGACCCATACCTAGGAGAGAATCATGGCTGATGTAACGATCTATCGCGACCCCGCCGCCGTCAATGTCATCGTCGTCGACGGTTCCCCGCCAGCAGATCAGACCGCGCTCGTTCAGGCGTTGACGACGCAATTGGCGACGGCCAATTCGACGATAACGCAACTGAATGCCGCAATCGCGAACGCGCGAACCGCAGCGCAGGCCATCGTCGCTCGCGATACATCGATCGTCGAAGGGCAAGCCGTGCTGGATGCCCTGCCGCCGGCATGAGCACGGTCAACGTCTATGCGCCTGGCGTCACGGTCGAGGTCATTGACCGCGTCGCCCCGCTTCCGACGCCGTCCGGCGGCGATGCGCTCGCCATCTATGACGGGCCGCAGAATACTAGCGGCTCGCCGCCCGGCGGCGTTTCATCGTCGTTCCTTTATCAGTATTGGCTGCCGTGGAAAAACAACAAGACCGGCGACTGGATCGATGCGGCCGGAGTAGCGCAAGGGACGACGCCGTTCGTGCAATTTTCCATCGCGACCGGCGCGGTCGGCAGCGCGTGGGCCGACGTATCCGCGGCGATCAAGAAGAGTACGAGCCTGGTACTGCGCGGCGTCGGCGGCGCGGCCGTCGTCTGTAACTCGCGCGAATCGGGCAGCGGTCCCAAACTGGCCTACGATACGCCGTCCGGCCAGATCACGCATAATGCGCTCGCCGATGCGGAGTGCAACCCTTCGACCGCCTACGAAATGGGCGCGAATCCTACGTGGACCGTAAGCTCGGCCAACGGCATTTACCTGAGTTTCCCGGCCGCCCCGGCGGGCTGGACGAAGGCGACGCTCGTCCTGCCGCTGAACAAAGTATGGACCGGCGGCAAGATCAACGTCTACCGCTTCGCCTGGGGCGGCATCAGCTACCCAGGCCCCGCCGATACGCTATCGCTAAAGGGCGATTCTCGCGTCTTCCTGCAGACGGAATCCTTCGAGGATATTCCGCCGTATCTCAACGCGCTGATCTTCGGGACAGCGAATAGCCCCGACACCTACCATCAGCGGGCCGTCGTCGATACCGATGTCGGCCGCGCGCTGCAGGTGACGTTCGACCCTCATGTAAACGGCGCGCTTACCGCCGCGGTCATGTTTCCGAACGGCGACGAGGCCGACGAGGCGGCGTGGGAATTCGAGGCGCGTTTCCTGCCGGATATGCTCGCGGGCTTGACGCAGGGATTCAAGTTCTTTGCGGGCGCGAGTTCGTCGACGAAACCGGACGACGCGTACTTTTCGTCGATTTACAAAACGCAGGTCGGCCGCGCCGGAACGCTGCTCGCCGGCAATGGCGGCGCGAAGTCGCACGGCGATGATGGCTGGTCGACGCGGTTCGATATGTTCATGTCACCCGGTCCGTCGCACCCGCTATACCAGCATTTTGCGCCGATGCAATATTGCTATTGGCCGCTGCAATCGACCGATTATGGCGACCCGCACCTATGGAACGGCGCAGGCTTTACGCCGGCCGTCAACGAGTGGCACCGCTACTCGATGCGGCTCAAGGTCAACAGCTGCGTCGGTACGGTCTACCAGAAAGACGCGGAACTAGACTGCTATCTCGATGGCATCCTGGCGCACCGTTGGCGCGGCTTCTATCTGCGCACGACCGATGATCCGAAGATTATGCACGCGCCATATAACGTCGGCCCGGACGGCAAGACGTACGACGTCAAGTCGAAGCTACGCATTGGTCGCATTTGGCTGAATACCTATCACGGCGGGCTCGCGTTTCCGGCGGCGCGCTGTTCGTTCCAAGTCCGCAATTTGAGAGTGGCGAAATTCCAATGAGCACAACTACGGTTACCGTTTACGCGCCCGGTCTTAGCGTTGAGATTCTTGATACCGGCGCGACCGGTTCGACCGGGGCCACTGGATCGACAGGCTCGACCGCGCCGACCGGAGCGACGTCGCCGCCTACGCCCGGCCTTCCGGCATGGTTAAGCGCCGCGCAGGTCCTGCAGTGGGTACCGGTTCCTGGCAGTCTCATGAAAGACATGGACTACACCCCGCAATTCAACGCGGGGCTCGCGGCTGACATAAAGGGAACGCCCGGCTCGGGTTTCAATTTCTACGGCAGCCCGATCAGCGGTGTCTTCGCTTACGGCAGCGGCATGGTCCGAGCGGCGGATTCGATGTATATGCAGTTCGGCGGTGGCGGCGCTGGCGCATGGGCGGGAATCGACGTTCGCGGACTGAACCTCGGGGCCGACGCGCCGCACTGGACGACGCTAGTCAATCCGTCGCCAGCGAGTAACGTCTGGGGCTCGCGCTATCAGCAGACCCCGGAACCGCCAGCGCACGCAAGAATGAGAGACGGCAGGACGCCGAACAGCCGGCACCCGACTTTCCTCTGTCAGTTCGACGATACGTCGAACTCGATGTATCTGATCGGGTGTCCGCTAGTATGGGAAACAGACAGCGACCCGGCGTACCCCGATCAATACCAAGTCGATCACGTCTCTATGTCGACTGGCGTCTGGAGCGGCCCCGGCGATCATCCGAACGTGCCGCATGTGCGCGAGTGGCAATCGAATTTCATCACGCGCGATCCAGGTACCGGGCTGATCTACTTTTTCGGCCAGTACACGCTCGATGTATTCAATCCCGTGACGAATACGTGGCGCACGCCAGCGCTCGTCAGCGGCGCGCCCGGTTTGTGGGATCGGTGTGTCGGGGATGTAGATACGGCGCGCGGCCTGCTGCTCCGAATCGGTTACGGGCCGGGCAACGCCAAGAATATACCGATGTCGATCAACGTCGCCACTGGTGCGGTGGTGTCTGGCACATTGACAGGAACCTATGCGAGCGCGATCGACATCGGTACGCTTTACATGGCCGGCATGTGCTACTGCCCGGACCTCGCTTGCTTCCTGTTCGCGCCGGATGACGGATTCATTTATACGATCAAGTATGTCGACGGCACGCAATGGGCGGTCGACCGCCTGGCGATGACCGGGACAGGCCCGGCCCCGCATACCTCGGGGACGGCGGGAACGCCTCAGATATGCTCGCGCTTCCGCTACGTCCCGGCGCTGCACGGCGTTGTCTACGCGCCCGTCTGGAATCAGCCGGTGCAGTTTTTTAGGACGGTGTAGTGGCGATTACCCGCGTCACCGCAGCCGCCGGAGACTCCGGGTTCTCGTCTACGACTACGCTGGCTATAAGCGCGGGGTCGGCGGCTGGCCGCGTCGTCCTTGGGCAGTTCGATAACGACAACAATACGGAGCACCTGATCTCGGCGGCCTATAACGCCGTCGCCTGCACTCTAGGCACCGAGGAAAATTACACCGCCGTCACGCTCGCCAATGTTGCCTACCTCATAGGTGATGCGAACGTTGCGAGCGGCACGAACAATATCGTCGGGACATTCACGGATGGGAATCATCATCCGGGCGGAATCGCCGTGGGATACAACGGCGTCAGCGCGATCAGCATTGTGGCGCAGGGTCATGGTGATACGGGCGCAGGACCGCCTGTGCCGATTTCCCTGACCGGGACAGGTTTCAACTCAGGCGATCAGGCGGTGGCGTTCTTTGCTTTCTTCGGCGCTGCATCGGCCACCATGACTGACACTAGCGGAACCACGTTTTTGACGCAGGCCGGCGTCACATTCCGCTACATCGGAAGCGAATTAACCGCAAGCGGGTCAAGCGCAACCATCAGCGGTACTCCAAGCGTCCGCGTTGAATGGATTGGCTTCATGTTCAGGCTGCAGCCGCTATCCGCCGGTACGCTGAAGACTGTTAACGGACTCGCAACGGCCAGTATTAAGACGATCCAGTC